TTTGGAGTTATAAAAAACTGATTCCTTAGCATGAACGAAATACCATTTATCATTTCTGTATGCTTTTTGGATTTTAATCTCTTTCCCCCATCTTTCAGATAAATTCGTTTGAGCTTCAGATTTTTTGACCCCAACAACTCGAAGGTCGGCAACTATTTTATATTTGCCATAAGATTCCAACTCATCACTCTCGTACAATGTAACCTCCCAATCGGTGCGAGCATCGTATTTGCTGGAAAAGAATCCAATATTTTTAAGCTCTTGAAAGAGGCCGTAGTATTCCTCTTTAGTCGCATCTAACTCTTTTCTCTGATCTTCCGATAAAGTGCCGGAAAGGATAAGATCTATATTGAACATATTAATGGCGTTTCTTTTTGCCTGAGCTATTAAGAACTTGGTAACTATTTCTCTGTACTCACTATTAAAGACAATGACGGATGCAGTATCGCTCATGCCACTGCTGGACATATCGCCATTTACTGCTACTAAACAAAAACTAGATTCATGTGTATTATTCATACCCTCAATCTAGCTTATCTATACATAAAAGCAAGATATATTTTACATTTATTTTTACGAATCCTGTAAGTGCCTAATAGATAATAGGCTAGGGGATAAAAAAATTAAGATTCTACATCCGAAACCTCAGCATCGACTACCTTCTCATCTTTAAGGTTGGCAAGCTCGGCTCGGATCTCGTCTAGGCTTAAAGATTTCTTTACCTCTATGGTTTGGGTAGGCTCACCTTCATACTGGCGATGCTTATCGATTAATATGCCTGTGGCGATAGGCAGGACTCCGTTTGGTATCTCATCGTCCTGTAGCTTCGTTATGAGCTTTTCAACGGCAAGATGAGTAGCAGTGCCAATTAAGCCTCTCAAATGCTTTTTAGAGTCCTTCAGGGCTTCCTGTTCCCTAGATTTGACAACGGCAATCGTATGGGCTGAAACTTTACAGGCTTTAGTGATTGAGGTAATCGTTGCACCCTGTGCCAACATCGTAACCACTTTGGCGTAGTCCTTTGGTCTCTTATCGTAAAGCTGTTGGCCGGTGAATACACCTGGGCAGACTTCTTCGGTCTTTAGGTTAGCTGGTAGATTCTCAGCATATTCTACCTTTCTTGGTCGCTTAGTAGGCATAAAATCAATCGGTGTAGCAATTTGAGAATGAATTATCAATAAGGGATCAGGCAAGCCTAATTAGACATAATCACTATTTTACGCAATGAATAGTGTCATACTAAACATAAAAACCTGCAAAACATAATATATTTTATCTTTTGTCAGAAATCACATACAAATTTTTGCCTCAGACAGGGGGGGAGGGGGTCCGGTCAACCTGGCCGCCGGCCACCGCGACCGATTGTGTCCCATAAAAAAATTCTGACAAATTGCCGCCCCCGAGGTTACTCGCCCCCCTGATTCTGCTACAATCGGGAATGCCTCTTGACTGGACTCCGCACCCCGCCATTCCCGCCTTAACGAAAGACGAGATGCTGGGAATGACCCCTGAGAATATTTTGGCATACTGGGAGAGAAGGGAAGAAGCGATCAAGCTCGAGAAGGATGATCCATATCGGCATGGATTTGAACTGGATACCTGGAAGCGGGCAGACAATATTCTCAAATCGCATCAGGAGATCCTCGTTATGGGAGGTAACAGGGCAGGTAAATCGGAATGGGCGGCTAAAAGGGTAGTTCAGTGCCTCGTAGAGAACCCAGGAACGATCATATGGTGCTTAACGGAAACATCGGCTAACAGCATACAGTTTCAGCAGAAGCTAATATTTAAATATCTGCCCAAGGAGTTGAAATCGTTAGGCAGGGGTAAGGTCGGATATGTCATGTATTCGCTCAGAAATGGCTTCACTGCCGGCAAGTTCACTTTGCCTAATCGATCCGAGTGTATTTTCCGTAATTGGTCGCAGGATATCAGCACGATTGAGGGAGGAGAGATCGGCTGTCCGCAGGAACCGGTCAACGGAACCCATAATATCGGCTACTGGGCGGATGAGCTTGTACCGATGCCTTGGGTAGAGACTCTTAGATTCAGAACTGTAACTCGGAATAGTAAGGGAATTATCAGCTTCACGGCCGTAGATGGGTGGAACTCGGTGGTAAAGAGTATGTTGACGGGAGCGAAGACAGTCGAATCGGCAAAGGCGGATCTTTTGGATGGTGAGGAGGTTCCCCTGGTCCAACAGCCCATCCGCAAAGCGTCTTCCGTGGTATATTTCCACACAGCGGCCAACCCCTTTGGCGGATGGGCGGCGATGAAGAATCAATTGGAGGGGGAAAAGAGGGAAACGATCCTTTGTCGGGCCTATGGAGTGCCTGTGAGGCAGTCTAGGGCAATATTCCCTAATCTGACGGACAAGAATTTTGTGCAATCGGAAAAACTCCCTGATTTTACGGATGCGAACTGGGTATTATCGATTGACCCTGCTGGGGCAAAGCCCTGGACGATGGTATTATTTGCTATCGATGCACACGGGGTAGCCTGGGCGGTCAAGGAGTTTCCTGATTTCGACACCTGGGGAGGATGGATTGACCTGACCAAGGACAAGCTGAGTGCCGGCGAGGCGGCCCAGCCTAATGGGTATGGGTTAAAGGATTATGCGGAGGAGATCCGGCGGATGGAATCGATCTGCGGGGATAATATGGTTACACGGATAATCGACCCGAGGTTGGGATCGGCGAGCTATCAGAAGTCGGAGGGAAGTTCTAACATAATAGATGATTTATCGGATGAAGATATCATCGTACAGCCGGCTGAGGCGTTGGACATCGAGACGGGATTGCAGGCAATCAATAATCTGCTGGCATGGGATCGGAGTGAGCCGATGGATTTGGATAATAAGCCCAGGCTGATGTTTAGCGATGAGTGTCAGAATCTGATTAGTTGTATGCAGGCATATCAGCCGAGTGCCGGGTTAAAATGTCCGAGTAAGGACTTTGTGGATAATGCCAGGTACTTCGCAGTGGGCAATTTTGAATACTTTGACGAGGAGGAAATGGTGGCAACTGGAGGAGGGAGTTATTGATGGGTAAGAAAAATGTACAGATATCAAAGGCAGTCAGGCAACAGATTGTGATGGCGAGAAATGCGGGCATGAGTTGGCCGAAGGTGGCGGAAGCGGCGAGGTGTTCGAGGTCGACTGCTCAGAGGATATATAAAGAGGACAGCAAGCCGGTAGTCCCGCTAGAGGAGGTAAAGAAGACTGTGGAGATTGAGGAGGCGAGGGTATTGAAGATGGTCCCGAATGTAAGGCTTATGCTTATTTACTTTGAGCATAAGGAGGGGATCGGAAGGTGCATTAAGAGGCCAAATGATAACCATCCGCCAAAGAGCATGGTGCTGGTGAGAAAAGTCGAGGGGGAGGATGATCTGTATCGCAAAGCATGAGACGGATGCACAGATGCAGAGGAGGATCGATCTGATGCTTCGGGAGATGGTTGTGGATGAGGCATTGGAGGCGATGGAGGAGGAGCGTGAGCCTGGCAGTTTCACGCTCGAGGAGATAGCGGATTTTATCGGTGTATCGTTCAAGACAGTTGCCCGAATAGAGGCCAAAGCCCTGACAAATTTACGAAATAAAATGGTAGAATCCTAAAGGAGAAATTATGGAGAACGAAGTACAGATTTTTGAAGACAAGCCTGATGTGGATGAACTCAAGTTTGAGTTTGAGCGGGCAAAAGCGAATTTATCGACATGGATGGACCGGGCAGAAGATGCTCGGGAGGTTCGATTCAACGAGTGGGCAGGCAAGACGGGTGATGGTAAAAAGAGTGGACCTGAAGCATTTCCATTCGATGGAGCCTCCGACCTTGATCCGAATGTGATCAATCCATTAATCGATGGCGATGTGGCCACGCTGACCCAGGCGTTGACCAAGGCTAACCTGGTGGCGGCTCCCGTGGAGAGTGGAGATGTGGCATCGGCCAAGCTGGTGACGGAGTTTCTTCGCTGGCGGATGGGAACGATGGATGAACTGATGAGGGAGTCATCGATAGGAGCGAATTATTTATTACAGAACGGGGTGACCTTTTTCGGGACTTACTGGAAGCAGGAGAAGGCAAGGAAGTTTGAACCGATAAGCCTTGAGCAGATTGCCCAGCAATCCCCTGAATTGGCAATGGCGATAGAAGACCCTGAAATGAAGGAGGGAGTCGAGGAAATGTTTTATCCCCTCTTTCCAAAGCTCAAAAAGCGTAGGGTCAAGAGGATGCTTAATGAGTTGCGGAAGAATGGTGAGACCGAAATTCCGACCGAAAAAGTGGTCGTAAATCGTCCGGCGGTTAAGGCATATGAGTTAGGGCGTGAACTGATCGTGGACAGTAATGTAATCGATTTGGAATCCGCCAGGAGCATTCACTGCATCCATTACTATTCCCCTGAAGCGTTGAAGCAGAAGGTAAACGAGGGATGGGATGAAGCGTGGATCGATGAAGCGATTGAGAAGGCAAAAGACTTTTACGAGGAGAGATACAGCGACTCGGCCATGCATTATGATTATGGCACTAGCTATGGCAGTCAGCACTACGAGGGATTGATTCGGGTAGTTACCACCTACCGCAAGGAGTTGGACGAGGATGATGTCCCTGTTGTTACCAAGACCTGCTGGACGGATGAAATGGATGAAGCAGGATTCCATGAGCCGGTTGGATATGATGAGGGCAGATATCCATTCGTGTGTATCACGAGAGAGCATTTAAACCATCGTTTACTAGACTCTCGCGGATACCCTGAGTTGCTGAAGAGTTATGAGTTGGCGGTTAAGACAGAAGTCGATAGTCGCCGTGATCGAGCATCGATGAGCACCATGCCACCGGTGGAATATCAGATCGGCAGACGGCCCGAGCGTTTGGGACCAGGAGCACAGATTCCTGTCCGCCGTAGGGGAGAGGTGGGATTCATGGAAATCCCCCGTTATTCGCAAGCAAGCATGGAAGTGGAGATGCAAATCCGCCAGCTATGTAATCGCATCACAGGACGGGCGACTGGACCTGACGATGCGGTGGAGGCAAATGTGATAAAACAGCATTTGGTCAACTGCTGGCTCAGTGGATGGAAGGAAGTTTTGAAGCGTGTATGGTGCTTGGATCGGACTTACAGCGGACCGATGATATGGTTTCGGGTTACGAATAATGAGCAGGGAGCACAGTTAATTTTGGACGAAACTGCTGAGTTGTATGATTTTAATATTAGCTGGAACTCGATGAACCAGGATGAATCCAAGGTGATCGAAAAGCTCGATACGGTTGGTAAGTTAATGTCGCAGTATGACAGGCAGGG